AGAAAGAAATTATAAAATATTAAAATGGAATCTTATAGATTTGACTGAAAGATGTCCTACCGATAGACATTTGCCTGATGGCCCAAAACAAGACATGTATACTTCCAAGAACCTACCTCTAAAAAATCTTACATCCGATGAGTACATTGGGCTACCTGAAGTCGAAAAATCTAAATACGATTTTATAGCACAAGCGCATGCTGGTTGTGTTAAGTGCCCTCTTTTAGGGCTTTGTAAGACAAAATTAGCAACTAAAGATGCAGCTGCTACAGGCGGATTTTATAAGCCAATTGGAACCGTCATTCAGAAATTTAGAGAAAATGATCCAGATACTGCTGAATCCCAGCTATTATGCAGAAGACCCGGCAGTGAAGGGTTAGTTTATCCAAGATTTAGTGCTGCATCGAATGTCATAACTACAAAACAAGCTTACGAAACTCTAATAGGACCCACTACCTATCAGGACATATCTGAAGCAACCCTATTATACGAAATGCAAAGAATAGGCATAGAGTTTTTTGCAGGAGTTGACTGGGGTTTCTCTCACGATTTTACTCTTACAGTTGTGGCTAAAATTCCAAATGGCGAGTGGTGGCTTATGGAAACCTACGCTAGTCCTGGATTAGAGTTTGATGATATTTTGCAAGTATCTAAGACATTCAGAGATAAGTACGGTCCACAAAAATGGTGGGTTGACCAAGCAATGCCTGCTTATATTAAGAGTTTTAATAAAAATGGAATGAAGTGTCCTGATTTTACAAAAGACGTCCTAGGCGGCATATCGGCAGTTAGATCTAAAATAGTTAATTCTAGTGGAAAAAGAAGTTTTAAAATAATTCAAAATGATTCAAATAAAAAAACAATAGTAGCCTTGTCAAAGCATCGATTCCAGATCGATGGTCAGGGCAATGTAACCCAGAATCCAGCCGATGAACCAGGTATTGCCGACATTTGTTTTTTACCGGAAACCATCATTTATACCAAAAAAGGTGCTAAAGAAATAAAAGATATAGAAACAGGAGATTTAGTATTAACTCATACTGGAAAATTTCAAAAAGTTTTATCTAAAATAAGTCGACAGTACAAAGGAAAAATTGTTGCGGTAAACTCTCACTGCAAACCCTTAGTTAAAAGCACGCCAAATCACCCTTTTTTCTTATCTAATTCTACTAGAACTTTTACTAAGGATAAAGACAATTTGACTGGTCAGAGAAGAATAGAAGAGAAATTCTCTTTTAAGCCTATAGGAGAAGTTTTAATTCCAAAAGGAAAAGAAAGAAAGACAAAACCAATCCCATCTACCTTTTTCCCAAAAATAATAATAAAAAATGAACCATATTTTATAAATTTCTCTAAGTACGTTCCTGAATGGATAGAAAAAGACGGTTTATTGTATAATAAAATGAGACATAATGGAAAAATAAACAAAAATGTTGAGATAACTGAAGAAATTGCTTTTATGGTGGGATATTTTGTAGCAGAAGGTAGTAAAAGCGGGAACGGAAGCGGAGTACATTTTTCTGGACATAACAAAGAAACCAATGTTTTACTATTATTGAATGAAGCTACACAGCAATTAGGAGTAAATAATCCCATTTATTTAAATAGTAAAAATGATAATAGTAGGAATATTATTATCAGCAGCAAGCCTCTTCATAATTTCTTTAATGAATTATCAAAAGAAAAAAATAAAAAATTTCCAGATTTTACACATGATTTAAACAGAAAATGTTTAATCGCTCTATTGTCAGGCTATATATTTGGAGATGGCCATATAACAAAAAATAATAATGGTATTTCTTCTAATTCTATTAGCAAAAACATATCTTTCACCGTTCATGCACTAATGGCACAACTAGGATATAGACCTAGAATAAAATTTATAAAAAGAAAAAATAGATGGAAAGGAATAAACGGCCTTATAAAGAGCGATATGTGGGTTGTTCAGTTAAATTCTTCAGATTCTGCTTCTTTTTTAAAAGAAGCTTTTTTAAACGAACTCATTAAAAAGTCTTATATAGATAAAATAAACACAGTTTTAACACCGAAACAGAACTCTTGTACACAAATTATATTAGAAGATGGAATAAGCTCTTCTATAGTAGACATTACTACAGAAAACTACTCTGGTTTAGTATATAATTTAGAAGTAGAAAACGACAATTCTTACGTAGCAAATTGTTCTGCTGTTCATAATTGTGATAATGTACGTTATATCGGACAGAATATGTGGGCCGTAAAGGGTACCCAAAGAGCAATGGTTGAATATACAGATGATCCAGGAAAATTGGGATTGCCAAATAAACCTATTCATAAAGCAAATGATCTTATGTTGAACGAAATTACAAAAAGACTTGGCGGTTCTGCTGTAGTTGCTAGTACTACTAAAAAGAAGGGTGGATTTACATTTTCCGTATAATATCAAATATTTGCACTATCCTTTCCAAAAAGCAATCTTTAAGATACTAGGAGCAAACAATGGGTACATTAAAAACCTTAATATTTCTGCAAGCTTATCAAGATTCGTCTTGTTGTGATACCCGTTCTAGTCCGCAACGCAACGACTTCAAGTGGACCCGTGAATACAGCAATGCTTCTATATCAAACGCATTGTCTGAAACTTTCCAGGTACCCCCACAAACCACACAACTCCTCTTTAGCGGCACCAGGACCTTAACACAGGATGGTACCACAGAATACTCCATAGCACCTGTAATGTTCAATACAAGCCTATATCAGCTTACTAACGTTGGTGGCATGGCTTCTGGATTCAGAACTCTAAGATCTATTGGTACCGACGCTACAACACAAGTAACAACCTCTATAAACGGACCGATTTTAACCTATACCTTCACAGGCGGAACCCTTCCTGATCTCAGCTCAGTACAAGCTGGAGATAATGTTTTAATTGGAAACCTTTTTAATCAATTAAATCAAGGAACTACCGGGATTTGGCAAATTATTTCAACTACTTCTACTAGTATTTCCTTAGTAAATCCAAATGGATATGTTCAAGGACCAATCACCCTTGGTTCTGGATTTGCAACACAACTTCGTATTTTTAGTAGTACTGGAGTTCAAATAGGTGATACCCTCAATATTTCAAGTGGATTTAGTCCAGTATCTCAGAATTCTTATGAAATTACACAAGTAACCGATTACTATGTACAATTTTCATATACGGGGAGCTTACCATCTGAAGGTCCAATAATGACCGAAGTTGCTATCTATAGTATGGCTAAAACTACACTATATCTAGAAACTAACCAAAGTTTAGAGCTTCTAATAAATGGAGCTATGTCTGGACCTTCTGTTATTCCAACAGTTAGTAATGGAATTGCCTATCCTGGTTTGTTTCTAATTAATTCTCTAGTTTATAGCCTATCGGTGGTTAATAATAGCATAAACGTAGCTAATGTTACTCTCTTGTCTACCGAATAGTTGTGATATAAGGTATATATGGACCAAAAAGATAAAAATAAAATTGCTATTGGTTTTGGTGATAGCATAGAAGATGCCGAAGAGCGATCTGGTCTATCAGCATTGGAAAATGCTATTCAAAAAATGGATTCTCCAGAATACCTAGCTAAGAGCGAGTCCCCGCTTTCTCAATTGATAAAACAAACGACTGGTGCTGCTAAAAAGAAAGCGCCAAGTTTAGCATTTACAGAACTCCCTTCTCCTCAGTCAAACTTTCTAGGTCTTTTTAAAGCTAGAACAAGACTACTTCCTCCAGAACTTATCAAAACGGTTAGAATTACCGATCATCTAATTGCTGCAATTCTTAGAACTCGCGGCAACATAATGAAACTCTATGGCCATCTTAAAAAAGATCGCTTTGACGTTGGTATTGAACTTAAAATTAAGCCCGAGTTTTTAAAAGTTTTGAATCCGGAACAATATGAAAAAATTGTAAAAAGGATGAAAAGACTAGAGACTATTCTTTTAAATTGCGGTCACACCGAAGGCCTAGAACATCATGACCAAATGACTCTAGCAGATTTCATGAGCACTCAGACTATTAACGGACTGAGCTTTGGTTCTCATGCTACAGAAATTATCTATGATCGTTCTCATGAGCCAGATGAAAACGGTAATTTCCCTTTTCATAGATTTAGACCAAGAGACATGGCTACTATCTATCGTGCAGTTCGAAGGGGCGAACAAGTTGGAAGTAACCTCAGAGAACTAGCTCTAAAAGCTCTAGAAGCAATGGATGGCAAGAGTTTTAATATTGATATTAAAAAGCTTAGAGAAGACGAATACGCCTGGTTGCAAGTTATAGAAGGCCAACCAAGACAGGCTTTTACTGATAACGAAATGATTATCTATAATCTATTTCCTTCAACCGATGTAGAGCACAACGGATATCCTGTTAGCCCTTTAGACACTTGCATTAACTGTATTACTACTCATATTTCTATCGAAGCTTATTGGAAGACCTATTTTAGTAACGGTAAGTCGGCTAAGGGTATGCTCGTCATCAAGAGTGATGAGGTTGACCAGCAGATGATCGACGCGATTAAGATGCAGTTTAATGCTTCTATTAATTCCGTATCAAACGCTTTCAGAACTCCTATTTTCGGCCTCTCAAAAGGAGACGAAGTAGAATGGACAAGTACTGCTGACAAACTAGAGAATGGCGAATTCGGGTACACATACGATGCGGTTGCCCGTAATATCCTGTCTTCTTTTGGTGTTTCTCCAGACGAAATCCCAGGATACGGGCATCTTTCCAAATCTTCTAATTCTCAAACTTTGAGTGAATCTAACAACGAATTTAAAATGACCGCTGCCAGAGATTCTGGATTGCGTCCTCTTATCCTAGGGTGGCAAACTTTCTTTAATCAGCGTTTAATTCCAATCATTGACCCAGAATTAGGCCAATTGATAGATCTCAAACTTTCTGGTTTAGATAGTGAATCTAAAGAACAAGAAGCTGCTAGATTACAACAAGACTCTGAACTTTTCTATGATTATGACTCCTTATTGAGAGAAGTGGATCTTGAAGGTGTCGGCGAGGCAATGGGCGGCAGAATGCCGTTCAACGAAAGATATCGTCAAGTTCTAGACTTCTACACTAGTGTTGGTGAAATTAGAGGCAGATTTTTTGGCGATCCAGGCGCAACTTTTGATCCTCTTCTTAGATTCAAAAGAGATGCGTTTTGGTTACAGAACATACAATTACAAATACAAACTAACCCAAATAGCATCAAAGCCCTATATGCTCCTAGAGATCCAGAGTTAACCAAAGAATTACTCGAAATGGAAATTCAGGACATGCTAGAATCGGACGAGGAAGGAGTATAGTATGAAACGCATCAGATGGACTAATGAAATGTTACAAGAAGAAGCATTGAAATTTAATAACAAAAGAGATTTTCATAATAATAGTCCTGCGTATAAGACAGCCTCGTTTCGAGGAATTTTAGACGATATTTGTAAACATATGCCCGAAGTCTCCAACTTTCCCTGGTCTATAGAAGAATTACAAGAAGAAGCTTTAAAATATAAAAGTAGAAAACATTTTCAGATAAATAGCAATGCCTATCAAGTAGCACAAAAAAGAAAAATACTAGATCAAATTTGTTCACATATGCCAAAACATATGGATGTGTCTGGTAAAAATCATTCAAGATTTAAATGGACTTTGGAAAAACTGCAAATAGAAGCCTTAAAGTATAATAATAGAGGCGATCTATTTCTAAAAAATTTAGGTGCATATAAAGCTGCGGTACGATTAGAGATATTAGATGAAATCTGTAAACATATGAATAAATCTCATAATATTTCTAAACCAGAACAAAATTTATTTGATACAATTAAAAATATTTATCCAAAAACTCAGATTTTAAGAAAACGTAGTATTAAAATCGAAAACAAACCCCATATTAAGGGTTTTGATTTAGATATTTACATTCCAGAACTACGTAAGGGTATAGAGTTTGACGGAACTTATTGGCATTCTGTGGAAGGATTAAAAAGATCCAGACAACATTGGCCTAGTGAAGATTTGACCGATTATTCTAAAATTAAGGATAGTTATTTCGCTTCAAAAGGTATCCAAATATTTCATATCAAGGAAGAAGACTGGAATAAAGATAAACAAGTTTGTATTGATAAATGTTTAGAATTTTTGAATGTTACATTGGAAAAGGTAGCTTAATATGTCGATGATAGATTATAAATCAAAATATATGGATCTGAAAGCTAAATTTCTAAGTACTGTTGACTTGAGTTACAGACTCGGTTATGAAGCAGGACTTAAAGATTCACAAGCAGATCAAGCTCAACAACAAATGCAACAACAGGCAGCTATGTCACAACCAGGAATGCCTACAGAATCTCCTTCTATCGAAGATACCACTCCAGCTCAAGAACAACCTAAATCAACGAATCCAAATGAAGACGAACTTGGACAGCACATCGAAAAGCTTGAGTCTATGGTTGCTAAGGGAGAAATCTCCTCTTCAGAAGTACAAGAACTCAAAAAAACTTTAAATGATATTAAGTCTCTTCAGATTCAAATGAACTTGACTAAATCTATGGATAGTATCAAGCATAATCATAAACGTCCCGCTTTGACGCTTAGTCCAAAACTTCAGGCTAACCTGTCTGCACCGGCCAAAAAAGCCCTAACTCTGCAAGAACAAATTGTTGGGGATATTTTTAGCAAATGGGAGAAAGACGCTTCTAGTACAACTTCTGGAATCAGCTCCATCATTGGTATGGAAGGTTTGACTAAAAAAGATTAGTCGAATTAAAAAATGCATGGACTACACTCTTCCTCCAAAGACCAAATTACAAGACTAGTCGAAAACCTATTCGATAAGACAGCCCTACGTTTTTTGGGCGATCATCCAAAACTAAAACATAAAAAAATACCTTTGCTTGGATTTGAAGCAGGATTAGGCCTAGCTGCACTTTTTGTTCAATCCATGAATAACCGATGGTTAAACAACATAGA